ACTTACTTCACCTCCGCATTCAAGCGCACAATCATACGAACTTAAATTTCCAACAGGAAACGTTACAGCAGATAGATTTTTAAAAGTTGCATCAGTAACAGGATCTGGCACAACGGGTGTTGGTCAATTATCTTTTGCTGAAGTATCAGGTGGTACTTCATGGCAAGCTGTAAAAACTTCTAATTTTACAGCAGCAGCTGGAGAGGGATACTTTATAAATACTACAAGTGGTGGTATAACTATGACTTTACCAGCTGGAACAATAGGAGATACAATTGAATTTGTTGATTATGCTGGAACATTTGCATCAAATGTTTTAACAATTACACCTAATGGTTCAGAAAAAATAGAAGCAGCTACTGGAAACAAAACTTGTTCAACAAATAGATTAGGAGTTAAATTAATTTATTCAGATGCAACAACTGGTTGGGCATCTGTTACTGCTTCAAGAGAGGGCAGTAATCCTTTTGTTGTTCTACCTTATGATATTGATTTTTTAGTTGTTGCCGGTGGTGGTTCTTCAGGAGGGAGAGGTGCTGGTGGAGGAGGGGGAGGTGCTGGTGGTTATCGTACTTCTTCTCAATCAAGTATTGCTGGAGGAAATGCTATAACTGTTACTGTTGGAGCTGGTGGTGCTGCACCGGGTACTAATAATGGTGCTGTTTCTTCAATTGCAAGTAGTGCTATAACAAATATTGAATCTGCTGGTGGTGGATTTGGTGCAAGTTACCCAGCTGCTTCTGGTGCTGGTGGAAGTGGAGGAGGTGCTGCTGATCCGGGTAGTGCTGGTGCTGGTAATACTCCTAGTGTAACTCCATCACAAGGAAATAGTGGTGGTAATGGCTCAGGTGCTTCAGGTTGGAATGGTGGAGGCGGTGGTGGTGCGGGTGCCTCAGGTGGAAATGCCAGTGGTGCATCAGGTGGAACAGGTGGTGCTGGTGGAGTTGGTGTAGCAAATTCAATAACAGGAAGTTCAGTTTATTATGCTGGCGGTGGTGGTGGTGCATCACACAATGGAACTCCCGGAACTGGAGGAAATGGTGGTGGTGGAAATGGTGGAACAGCACCTAATTCTCCAGCATTTAGTCCGGGTACTGCTAACACAGGGGGAGGTGCTGGTGCTGGACAAGGAGATGGTGGTTCTGGAGTAGTTATTTTAAGTGTCCCTGACGCAAGTTATTCAGGTACAACAACAGGTAGTCCAACAGTTACTACAGGAGTTAGTGGTAAAACAATTATAAAATTTACAGGAAGCGGAAGTTACACAACTTAGGAAAATATTATGGCACATTTTGCAAAATTAGGATTAAATTTAAAAGTTATTGATGTTGTTGTTGTTGAAAATTCTGTTATTAAAGATTCTGATGGAAATGAAAGTGAAAAATTAGGAATAGATTTTTTAAATAAAACTTACTCTTATCCATTCTGGAAACAAACATCTTATAATGAAAATTTTAGAAAAAATTTTGCTGGTATAGGAATGACTTATGATGATGATAAAGATGCTTTTATCCCTAAGCAACCTTACCCGTCATGGACTTTAAATGAAACAACTTGTAAATGGGAAGCACCAGTTGAATATCCATCTGATGCGGATAGACCTTACACATGGGACGAAGATACAGAAAATTGGGTTTAATATTTTAATATATTTGTGATAAAAAATATAACTATTGTGGGTGGTGGTACTGCTGGTTTTATGACAGCAAGTACATTGTTAAAATTCTTTCCAAACAAAAAAATAACACTTATTGAAAGTTCTAATATATCTACTGTAGGTGTTGGAGAAAGCACATTAGTTCAAATAAGAGAATGGTTACATCAATTAGGTATTAAAGATAAAGACTTTATAAAAGAAACTAATGCAACTTATAAATTAAGTATTAAGTTTGAAAATTTTTATAAAAAAGGTAAATCATTTCACTATCCTTTTGGTCTGCCTATAGTTAATGGTTCACAACATGGATTAAATACTTGGTGGATAAAAAAACATTTTTATGAATGTGATAATAGTGATTATGCTGATTGTTTATTTCCAAATTTAAGTTTAATAAAAAATAAAAAACTATCATTTAATACAAAAAATCAATTACCATTTAATTTTAAAAAAAATACTGCATTTCATTTTGATGCAACTAAATTTGGATTATGGTTAAAAGATAAATACTGTATTCCAAAAGGATTAAATTATATTCAAGATGAAATAAAAACTATTGAACAAGATGAAAATGGAATTAAATCTTTAAACAATAAATATAAAGCTGATTTATTTATTGATTGTACTGGTTTTAAATCTTTATTATTAGGAGAAACTATTAAAGAACCTTTTGAATCTTTAGAGAATTTACTTCCTAATAATTCAGCTTTTGCAACAAAACTTCCATATAAAAATAAACAAGAAGAATTAAATCTTTATACTAATTGCACAGCGTATAATAATGGTTGGATTTGGAATATTCCTTTATGGAATAGGGTAGGAACTGGTTATGTTTATTCTAATAAATTTATTTCTGATGATGACGCATTAAAAGAATTTAAAAAGTATTTAGGAACAGAAGAATTAGAATTTAAAAAAATTAATATGAGAACTGGTATTCATAAAAGATTATGGGTAAAAAATGTTTGTGCAGTAGGTTTATCTGCTGGATTTATTGAACCATTAGAAAGTAATGGTTTGTTTTCTATACATGAATTTTTAAATATTTTGATTAGAAATTTACATAGAGGAAAAATATCACAATTTGACAAAGATAATTATACTTATAATTGTAAACAGATATTTTATAACTTTGCTGAATTTGTTGCTTTACATTATGCTCTTTCACATAGAGACGATACTGAATATTGGAAAGCTAATTTAAATAAACAATGGTCAGATACTTTGATAAATCATCAACCAAATATAGTAGATGGTATAGATAATGCTGTAAGGCAAAGATCATTTGAATATACATTTCCTGATTATGGTGGTTTACATTGTATTAGTGCTGGTATGAATTGGCAACCAACAGATATTTATTCTTTGTTAAAATATAATACTCACACTACTGATGGAGTTTGGAAAATTGATGCTAAAGAGTTTAAAGAATTTTCTGATGATAATAAAAATTATTGGGAAAGTATTGTAAAAGATTTTCCAGATTATATTAATTTTTTAGAAAATACTTACTACAAATGAAATCAGAAATATATCCTTTATTTGCAACACCTCTTTATAAATATAAATTACAAAGAGAATTTACTAATACTGAAATTAAATTTGTTAAAAATCAAATAAATTTTTCTTACAAAAATGCTGGTAATTTAAGTTCAAATAATACTTACATTTTAAATGTAAAAGAATTAAAATCTATTAAAATATTTATAGAAGAATGTATTTTAGATTATTACAAAAAAGTTTTGAAAATAGATAGTGATGTAAAATTATATTTAACTCAATCTTGGTTAAACTATACAAAAGAAAATCAATATCATCATAGACATGAACACCCAAATAGTTATGTTTCAGGAGTGCTTTATTTTAACGCTAATAAAGAAAATGATAGTATTGAATTTTATGAAAAAAGATACAACACAATAGAACCTAAAGTTCAAGAATTTAATATATATAATTCAAGTAGTTGGAATTTTCCAATTCAGTCAGGAGATATAGTAATATTTCCATCATCACTAACTCATGATGTAAAAATAAAAAAAGGAAACAATATTAGAATAAGTCTTGCTTTTAATTCTTTTGTTAAAGGAGTTTTAGGTTTAGAAAAATCATTAACTGAGTTAAAACTATGAATGAAATAAAAGATTACATTTATATTAAAAATTTAATACCTAAAGAAATCTGTGATTATTTAATCAATGAAAGTAATAAAGGAGATTGGCATAAACATTCATGGTATTCTGAAAAAAAAAAAGATTATTATTCTGAAAAAAAACAAGAATTAAGTGTTTCAAAATGCTCTGCATTAGTGCAAGATATTATAAATCCTTTTATTCAAAAAGCTTTAGATGAATACCAATATAAGACAATAAATGAAGAACAAAATATTGGAAAAAATATAATTCAACAATACGAATTTATTAGATACAATAAATATGAAGTTGGAACTAGAATGAGAAAACATATAGATCATATAAAATCTATTTTTTCAGGAGATAAAAGAGGTATTCCAATTTTATCAATACTTGGTTTTTTAAATGATGATTACAAAGGTGGAGAATTTTATTTAAAGGACAATCATATTAAAACAAAAACAGGAGATATTTTAATTTTTCCATCTAATTTTATGTTTCCACACGAGGTAAAATTAATAAAAAAAGGAATAAGATATTCTTTTGTAACTTGGGGATATTAATTGATATTTTTAATAATCAGTATATAATTATACTGCAAGTGGGTATTACCACCACACCACATACTCACTTGCTTAAAAAATAAATGAGAATTTTAGCTTTTAATATTGCACATGATAGTTCTGTATGTAGTTTGTTAAATGGTAAAATAGAATTTTTTTGTAAAGAAGAAAGATTAACTCGTAAAAAAAGAGATAAACACCCTTTTAAATCTATAGAATTATATGAAAGTTTAAAATTAGGTAAAGTAGATCATGTGCTTTATTTAACTCCCTCTAACTGTGAGCCAGATGTAGAGTTTGTGTGGAGAAACTATATTAATAAAAAATTCAATGTAGAAATGGAAAACTACTCTTCTCTATTACACCACAAATGCCATGCCAGTTTAGCTTTTTATAATAGTAAATTTAAAAAATCTTTAGTTTTTGTAATTGATAGAAATGGAAGCATTTTTTTTAAAGATGGGCAATCTGTGGCTAGAGAAAGTGAAAGTGTTTTTGTAGGAAATAAAAATGAACTTAAATGTATTTTAAAAAACTTTTGGTTAGAATTAGATAAAGAAACACAAAAAATTCATATTTTAAATGAATTAAAAAAATATTATCCTAATTGTAATATTACTTTACATAATTCTTTAGGGATTACTAAAGTATATGAAGCAGCAACAACTTTAATTGGTCAAGATGCTTTAGAGAATGGCAAAACTATGGGGTTATCTTCCTATGGAAAAAAAATTAATAATGAAAAATTATTCATAGAAAATATACCTAATGCAAATAAATTTAGTTTTTTAAAAGATGCTAATAAAAGTGTGTGTTTTTATAATTGTGAAAATTTAATAACTAAAGACATTAATAAAAATAATTATACTTTTTATGCAGATAAAGCTAAGTTAGTTCAAACAGAAACACAAGAACAAGTTTTAAATTTAATAAAAAAACAAGTTAATCAAACAAGTATAAAAAATGTATGTATTGTAGGAGGGTATGGATTAAATGTAGTTGCAAATAATTATTATATTAAAAATTTACCTAAGATTAATTTTTATTTTGAACCTGTATCAGATGATACTGGTGTTTCAATAGGTGCTGCTATGTTAAAGTATAAAGAACTAACATCAAAACAGATTTATCCTTGTACGAATAATTTTTATCATTATTATAAAAAAGAAAAATTAAATATAGGTAAAAAATCTAATATAGATGAAGTGTGTAATTTATTAACAAATAAAAAAAGTGTAGCTATATTTGAAGGAAACCCAGAAGCCGGTCCCAGAGCATTAGGACATAGAAGCATATTATTTGATCCAAGAAATATTGATGCTAAAAAAATTGTTAATAATATAAAAAAAAGAGAATGGTATAGACCTTTTGCTGGTGTTATTTTAAAAAGTGAATTTAAAAAATATTTTCAAACACTAGATTTAAAAGAAAGTCCTTACATGACTATAAATTTTGATGTTATATCTAACAACAAAATTCCAGGGGTCGTACATGTAGATAATACATGTAGAATACAAACAGTATCAGAAGGTTTTTTACATAATTTACTAAAAAAATTTTACATTAAAACTAAATGTCCAATACTATTAAATACAAGTTTTAATTTAGCTGGAGAACCTTTGGTTCAAACTTATAGTGATGCTTTATTAACATTAAAAAATAGTTCATTAGATGCTATATATTTTGTAGATGAAAAAAAAATAGTAATTCAAAATGAATTTCACTAATGAAAAAACGCTCCAAAAGGAACAAAACTCTTGCTTGAAGTAGGTGATATGCTAGTATATAGTGGCTGTGAACTTGAACATTGGCGAGAGCCGTTTGAGGGCAACATTTGCGGTCAGGTATTTCTACATTATAATCATGTAAATGGCCCATTTGCAAACAAAAATATATTTGATGGTAGACCTAAGCTAGGTGTACCTTCGTTTATAAAATAGTATTATAATGGAGTCATATGTTACAAAAGATAGGGTTTCAGCCCGGTATCAACAAACAATTAACACCTACTGGAGCAGAAGGTCAATGGACTGACTGTGATAATGTACGTTTTAGATATGGTACACCTGAAAAGATAGGTGGTTGGTCACAATTAGGTGAGTCTAAACTTACAGGAGCTGCAAGAGCTTTACATCATTTAG